TACTGATATTACGAGTCTGCTAGCAGGGTATCTCACTGCGAACAGCATGGGCACTATGCCAACGCTGTCTCGTTTGTGGGCTATTACCCCATTTAGCTTCGTCGTTGATTGGTTCACGGGTATGGATGATAGGTTGCAGGCGGTCGATGACCAACTGCTTTGGATGGCTATGGGTACCAACTGGTGCCTACATTCATTCAAATTATCCTATTATCCTCCGGTTGAAGATCTTGACCTTTATGGTCTTGTATCTGATCCGGCTGATCCATTCCGATTGACAATGTATAAGCGGGAATTTTCCCGTCTTATGCCTCATCTTACTGAGTCCAAATTTGATTATTTGGCGCCTCAGCACGGTCCGGACCCGGTCACCGTGGGAGCACTTGTGTGGCAGTTCCTCTAATGAGGGACTTCCATTTCGCGTCATTGACGCACCTTCGTCCTGTTCCCAGTTGTGGGAACATACTTGGTATCTCGAAAGGAGAACCACTATGAGTACTACCGTTGTGTATGGAAACATACCTACATCTAGTCCTGCCGACACCGCTCTCTATTTCCTTGACCAGACAAAACTGATCCAGGATCTAGAATACCCTGCGCCCTCAGATCCTCTCATCAAAACTTCGGCATATGTTTACGCCGATGGTGATCCGAATCTTCAGACGCGGGTACTGGTAACTCGTCGTGACGACCCTAAGAAGGGTCTCGTGCACCTCACGGTGCGTTTGGAAACTCTCCAGACCGTCACGAAAGATACCGTAGTCACTGAAGAAGCCATTGCAGCTGCGACCATTGGTCTAAGCGTGCCTGGCTCCATGGAAGACACTGATGCGGCTCTCGCCTTTATTGGCTCGGCTTTTTCACTGTTCTTCAATGGTGTGACTACAAAGGTACCTAACTCCGGAATCATCGATAAGATGAATTTCGGTCTCGTTAGTGACCTTTACTAGCGATGTCTTATAGAGGTGCAGAGGTGCACCTCGCTTGCGGCAGTCTCCGTATCTCTACGGATGATGTCGTATTCTCTCCTGAGTTTCGATACGGTAAGAATGAAGACTTTCTCAAGTTCTTCGTTCTTTCGTATATGAAACTTCTCTGTGACAGCC